GCCTAATCCAAGGCCCGTTCCGCTTCCGATGACCCCTTCTAACCAGGTGCTTTTGTAATTTCAAGTCGATTTTTCACTGATTTTCTTTCCGATTGTTGCTCATTCTCCCCTGTTTGCGTAACATTTCCCCTGTCGTTTGTTAGAATGTTGTTTTCAGCAATTATCTATAGTCGAATCACCTTTTTGTTGCGCAATCTTGTAACATTGTTGCGTGCATGTTCACGGTTTGTTCCGCCTAGACTGGCCGTCTTATCGTTATTCGATATACAGGTTGCGACAGACTGTGCATTTTCAGCGACCAATGGAGTGTGTTCATGGTATGTTCTCATGTGTTCTTGGTTTGTTCTCATCCTACGGGGGCCTCGTTGTTATGATATACCGTATCCCCATGACGCGGGAGGGGGGGACCGTGGGCGCGCGTGTAGCATGGGCGTTACTCGAGTCGCCTACTCTGTTTTATAAAAAATTTAGCATTTTCCTTTTTAAAGCCCGTACAGCGTTTTTAAAACAGTTTGGCTACATGGGTAGCGGAGGAAGCATTCTTCGCGCTGTAACACCCCTTAAAATCGATTTTAGAGGTATTTTACTTGACAAGAAGAGGGGCTCGTTACCACTCGCCCTCCCACAACAGAAAACCTCCACTGAAAAATAACAAAAAAAAATAACGAAAGCCCCTATATGTCTAAGACATAATTCCTTAAACATAAATATCTTAATCTTTAACTTCTTAAACATAACTTCTTATATAAACTTCTTGTATAAGAGATATTATATACTGAAATCAATCTAAAGTCAATACTCTTTTTTTGTCGTCTTTATTAAAAAGTGCTTGACAAATGCGTTAAAATTTGGTATAATAAGGGTATAGGGTAAAAGGAGATTTAAATAACATGCCTTACTTACAGCCCGGCCAAGAGCCCCCTACTAGAGGAAAAGGCTCGAAGTTAGGACCTAAAATGGAAATCTTTGTTAGAGAATATCTTGTTGACCTGAACGCCTCAGCGGCTGTTCTAAGGGCTGGGTACAAAACTAACAACGCTCACAAGATGGGCGCTGAACTCCTTAGACATCCGCTTGTTAAAAAAACAATCGAAGAACAACTAGACAACAGGAAAGAACGGATGGAGCTAACAGCTGATTACGTCCTCACCAAGTTAATCGACATCGTTGAAAAAACTGAAGAGGGTAACCCTAACGCAGCTCTCCGTGGTCTTGAACTGTTAGGTAAACACCTGGGTCTTTACAAGGATCGTCAGGAGATTAGCGGGCCTGATGGCGGCGCAATCGAAATGGAACAAAAGAAGATACAGGAAAATGTTGCAGATTTCACCAGCAGCCTATCTCGCCTCATTAAGCGAAACGGAACGACAGGAGTTACTGAGTTCCCTAAGCCCGAAGGAGATAGCGGAACTTAAATGGAACTGGGAGTTTTGGGCTCGACCTAACCAACTCCCGCCTCCCGGAGACTGGAACACTTGGCTTGTCCTTGCAGGACGAGGTTTTGGTAAAACACGGATGGGCTCCGAATGGGTACGAACCCTTGCTCGTGAGAATCCTGGTTGTCGTATTGCTCTCGTAGCAGAAACTGCAGCTGACGCCAGAGACGTGATGATTAAAGGGGACTCAGGTCTTCTTGCCTGTGACCCTTTGTTAACCGAAGACTCTTGGTCTCCAACTAACCGCTGTCTTACGTGGCCTAACGGCTCTCGTGCTTGGTGTTACAACGCTACTGAACCAGACCAGCTTCGCGGTCCGCAGCACCACTACGCTTGGGTAGACGAACTTGCAAAGTTTCGCTACTCGCAAGAAGTGTGGGACCAGCTTATGTTCGGTCTTCGTCTTGGTGAGCACCCGAGAGTTCTTGTTACCACTACCCCTCAGCCCAAGCCAATTATCAAAAAGCTTGTAGCAGACCCTGATACAGCAATCACAAGAGGCTCAACGTTAGACAACGAAGCCAACCTTGCAAAAAACACAGTCAAGGCTTTGTACGACAGGTACGGTGGTACCAGACTCGGTAGGCAAGAGCTTGAAGGTGAAATCCTTGGTGACATTCCCGGGGCTCTTTGGCACAGATCGTCCATCGACGACACTCGCTTGCAAGAAGCGCCTGAAGACCTTGAAAGAGTTTTTGTTGCAGTAGACCCTGCAGCTTCTTCTGAAGAAGGGTCTGACGAAAACGGAATTATTGTTGTAGGCCTTGCAAGAGACAAAGACGGGTACGCTAGAGGATACGTTTTAGAAGACGGAAGTCTTAGAGGTACTCCTGAAGAGTGGGCCAAGAAAGCTGTCAACCTTTACAGAAAATGGTCTGCAGATAAAATTATCGCAGAGAAAAACAACGGCGGGGAGATGGTTTCAAGTGTTATCAAAGCAGTCGACAGATCCGTACCAATTAAACTTGTTCACGCAAGTAGAGGGAAGGTCGTCCGTGCCGAGCCCATTTCAGCTTTATATGAACAAGGCCGAGTGCATCACGTCGGACGCTTTGACCTCCTTGAGGATCAGATGTGCGAGTTTTCCGTGGACAACGTTAGAAACAGTTCTACCGGCTCCCCTGACAGGGTTGATGCGCTGGTTTGGGGTCTAACCGAGATCTTTGAGAAGATTGCAGGAAGACGCAAGATTAACACAGGAGACAGAACTCCGTCCTCGTCATCTTCCGCTGTAGGCGGTTGGAACGAACACACCTACTTAGATAACAATCCTAACGGATGGATGGCTGGATAAACTTAAACTATGAACGACACAAAAACTAAAATGAAAGAAAAGGAAGAAGGCACTCCTGTAGACGTGATTGTCCACGAGGGCCGTGTAGAGCCTGACTACGTTCCAGAAGGTTTTACCTCTGTTGAAGAGTTCTTGCAAGACATGAGAGAGCAGTATCAAGCTGACCTTGACTTTGACAGAACCAACAGAGAACAAGCCTTGGACGACAAGAAGTTTGCTGCCGGTGAGCAGTGGGACTCTATCGTCCTTGAGCAACGTAAAGGTCTTCCTTGTCTTGTTATCAACAACATTCCGCAATTTACGGCTCAGCTAGTCGGTGACTGGCGAGAAAGTCGTAAGGCGATTAAGGTCATCCCTTCGAACGACGAGGATGTCGAAATTGCTTCGGTTCGAGGTGACCTTATTCGTTCTATCGAAAACCAAAGTAGAGCGGACCGAGTGTACGATTCTGGTTTTGAAAGCCTTGTACAGTGCGGAGATGGTGCTTATCGAGTAGCCGTAGAGTACGCACGAGACGACGTTTTTGACCAAGATATTTTTATTCGTCCGATTGAAGACGCTCTCTCCGTTGTTTGGGACAGGTACTCTGTTGACCCAACAGGTAGAGACGCTAAACGGGTTTTCGTAAACGACAGAATCCCTAAGAAAGAATACAGAGCCAAGTACGGAGACATTTCTCCTGACGAGCTTGACGACACTTCTCTTATCAGCCAGCTGTCCATTGAAGGGTGGTGTGACGACGAGTCTTACCAGATTACAGAGTACTGGCGGCTTATTGAGCGTAAGCAACTCATGGGTCTTTTCCAGAACGGCAAGATCTTTGCTATCTCGGACGAGAACCTAGAACAGCTCATCGAGCAAAATGGCTACCCTGTTAAAACCAGAGTCAGCTGGTGCACGTACGCTCAGATGCACCTTTGCACCGGGTTCTCTATTTTAGCAGGCCCATACGAGTACAAGCTAACGCGTCTTCCTATCATTCGTATGAGTGGTAGAGTAGTGAACATTAACGGTCGTCGTATTAGATACGGCATGGTCCGGTTCATGAAGGACGCTGCTAGACTTAAAAACTTTTGGAGGTCTGTTGCTGCTGAACAGCTTGGGTACGCACCTAAAGCTAAGTGGATGGCGACAGAAAGCGCTGTAGAGGGTCGAGAAGACCAGCTGCGTAAAGCGCATCTCTCTCGTGACCCGCTGCTTATCTTTAACGATGAAGCAGAGTTCGGCAGAAACGTACAGAGAGTAGACCCTCCGGGTATTGAGGCAGCCCTTCTTAACGAAGCTGCTACTAACGCCCAAGACATGAAAGATGTCACAGGTATTCACGACGCTTCTCTTGGCATTAAGTCCAACGAGACTAGCGGAAGAGCTATTATGGCTCGTCAGCGTGAAGGTGACGTTGCTAACCTTACTTTCCACGACAACGGTAACGCTGCCATCCTTGAGGGTGGGGACGTTATCAATCAGCTTATTCCTCAAATTTACGACGCAACAAGAGTTGTTCGAACCATTGGTGAGGACGAAACTCCGAAGTTTGTAAAGATTAACGATCCGATGGACCCCGAC